GATGTCTTTACCTGGCACAGCATCAATAGCAACCAAACCAATGTGATCATGTTGGCCACCATCCTCACGCATGCCCAAACCATCCCACGAAAAAATCACTGCATCGCCACGCTTAGGCAAACCAGTGAAATGCCAAGTCTTTTCGTTTTTAAAATGTTGCACCCAAGTGCCACACGAATAAATGTCTCGACCAATACCCGAAACATACGAAAAAGCGCTCGCACAGTCGAAATAGTTATGTGGCTTACCTTTTAGCCAAGGCGCACCAGTAGTCGGGTTTTCTAAGTCTGCGCGAGTCGTACCAACAAAAGATTTATAGATTTTGATTGCATCATCAAGAGTTCTCATAATGCAATTTTACTTGCGAGACTGTTATGCCCCTAGACCGTCAAATTCTGTTTGGCAGACCGTTATTGCAGCTTGAATCACAGTGATAGCGTCACGCGAATTTTGAGCCTCAACCGAATCAGTCAAACCAGCAGCATCGTATTGCAAAAGCAACAATTCATGGCCATAACCTTCAACATTCAAGGCACGTAACCTATCAGCCAAAATTTGGGCTTTAGTTTCATTTGAAACATTGAAATCACTCATGTTATGCCACTCCAAGGATTGTTATTGTGCCTGATGAACCACGATACTTTAACGCACCGTTTTCAACATAAAGAATACCGCCAGCAGTCGGGTTAGAAGTTGGCACTGTGGTTGCGTTAGTAATACCGATAACACCTGCACCGCCGCCGAGTTGGTTTGTTCCCGAACCAATTTGGATTGAGCGACTACCAGCCAAGTTGATGGCAGTCAAACCATCAGTGCCTTGAACATTTGGTGTTGATAGACCGCTTGATGCGTTTAGTAGACCTGATGAGCCAACGCTTGCGAGTGTTGTTCCGCTTGAGTTTAGCCAACTGGTCAAGTTTGCTGTTTGACCTGATGCGGCTTGGATTGTCAATCCCCTAGTGCCAGCTGAGCGTGGAGTGATGCTTGCTTGAGATGGCACAGCCACCGCGCCGCCTGTTGCTGTGCCTGTGGCTGTTGAAGCGTAAGACACACTGAATGGGCTTGTGTTGCTGACACCTGTTACAACTGCATAAACACCTTGACCAGTGTTGTAAGCCGTGACACCTGTGAAACCATTTACCGAAATCAAATCGCCGACAGCAATGTTTGGTGCAGCGTTCAGTGTGATTGTCGCTGTCGTGCCTGTGCCTGATGGACTGATCGCATAGTTTCCACCTGTGCCGGCGACATTCGTGAAGCCTGTGCCTGTTGCCGTGAAAGTCCACGCACCTGCCGAACCGCCGATTGCTGTGACTGTGACGACTTGGTTATAGTTTCCACCTGTCACGCCTGTCACCGTGATTGTTTGACCGATAGCAAAAATCTGGGCGGTGGTTAGCGGAATTGTGAAAGTGGCTGATGTGGCTGACACATAGGCAGCTGATGTCATTGCACCTGCGGCGAATAGTGTTGAGCCTTGCGGGGATGTTGATCCGGTGTAGATCTGTCCGACAGCGTTACGGCCACCAAGAACCGCGTTAGCAGATGTTTGAAATTGCATAAGGTCTGCTGATTGAGATGCAACACCGACTAGCTGCAATCCTTTATTTGTTGCTGTTCTAGTGCTGACTTGAATGTTGGTGCTGTTCATTGTGAAAAAAGCACCCACCGCACCTGTATCAGTAAGGTTAGTTAGGCGTGTTGTTCCCGTTGATGTGACAATAAAGTTTGTGCCAGTTATCTGGTTGCCTGTGCCGTTTGGCGTAATATTCAACGCATTAGCGTTAGATGTGCTTGGCGTGATTGAAGTTGTATTAAACGTTGCGTTGCCTGCTGCTGTAATGCTGGCATTAGGTAAAGTCAAAGCCCCATCAGCGCCCATAGATGCAAGCGATGCACTTGATGACCGCCAATCCTGCAAAATAGCGCCCTGCGATGCTTGCCCGACAACACGCAAAGCTGTGCTAGATGAGTTAGTTGGAGTGAAAGTGTTTTGCCCAACAAAACTGTTATCGCCAGTCAAAAGGCTGTTTGCTGTGCCTCTGGTAACTGTTCCGGCCGCGAAGTCGCTGACTTGGCTGTTTGTTATTGATCCGCTGATGCTAACTGCTGTGCCTGCAGTAGTCGCATAAGTTGCCGTTCCGGCTGTAGTCGCAAAATAGGCTGTGCCTGCAGTGACCGCAGTTCCAGCAACAGTAGCCGAACCCGATGCAGTCGCATAAGCAGCCGTTCCCGCTGTCAAAGCATAATTAGGCGTTCCAGAAGCCGCATTGACCCACTGAGTGTTGTAATCAGTCGCATCAATTTTCGCTAAAACTTGGCCTGCAGTGCCACCAGTCGGCACACCAGTTCCAGCCGCACCAGTCGCACCAGTTGCACCAGTCGAACCAGTAGCCCCAGTTTGACCAATCTCGCCAGCAACAGCAAAAACCCAAGCATTATGAGAACCAGAACCGTTGTATTTATCGACAGTGATAATAAAAGTGCCGCCACCAACATAAGTTGCGACACCTTCAACAAAATAGCCTGGCGTATCAGTGTGAATTGCTCGCGCCCGCATACCAGTAACAAAAGCGCCAGCATAACTGCCATCTAAAGTAAAAGTTTTTAGACCTGAACCGATAGTTCTCGAAGTTGTCGAAGTAACATTTGTATAGCCGATGCCTTGCGCACCCGATGCGCCCTGCAAACCAGCAGTCGCAGTAGAAACAACCACAGGTGTCTCAGTGACCGCAACATTTACCGCATTTTCGGTGACAGCAACAGTAGTTGTTGATTCTGTTACTGAAACAACAACATCACTCATCGAGTCACATTCCCAGACACACTAAACGAACCCTGCAAAATACGAGTAACCGCAGTCGAACCCGAAATGATTTCAAGATCATACGCGTACGAACCCGCAGGAATAGCAGCCGATTGAGCGTTAGTTATAGAAACTAAAATTGTGCCTGCAGTGCCACCCAAAGTGATACCAGAACCCGAAGTGAGCGACAAAAGCGGTGTTGCAGTGCCATCAACCGCATCACGAACCATCATTGCCGAAGTGTAGCCAGTCAAATTTAGGGCAGTGCCACCCTGAGTAATCGTAAAAGTGCGGTCAAAATCTGCGCCCGCATAAACAGTCATTCCATAAGTGCCAGGGTTAATCATCAATATCCCATCATTTTCATTATCAAAACACTTGCGCCAGCTGCAACCAAACTAGAAATAGTGCTAAAAATCCATGCGTTACTATGTTTATCTTTTTCAAGTTCACGAATACGATTCTCATGATCTTGCGCCGACTGCAAAATTTGAATACTGTTTTGTTTCAAAACTTCAATGTCGCGAACAATCTGCAACAACAAATCTTGATTAGTTATCTTAGGCTCAGCCATTATTGCTCACTAGCGGTCATAGGTTGCCCACACAAGCCACAAACAAGCAAAGAACCATCATCAGGCGCATTATGAGCCACAAGCCCACCCCAACAGCCTAGAGTCTCACAAATAAACATTAGCCAGCCGCCGTTCCAACACTCATCGCAACAGCCAAACCATAAATCGACACCGTTGCAGCTTGAGATACCGAACCATTATTGACCAAAGCAACCGTCACAGTTCCAGCAGTCACAGCATTCACCACAGGAGTCAAATAAGCGCCAGAAGTGGTCAAACCAGCAACAATCGGGGCAACCGTAAAACGACCAGCAGGCAACACGATAGACACCAAAGCCGATGAACCAGAAGCAATCGCAGTGCCAGGGCCAGAAGCCGTAAAAGCCGACACCGAAGCAGGCAAAGGCTGCCAAACAGTGCCATCAAAGACCTCAACACGGTTATAGTCATCAATATAGGTTGGTTGCCCAACAACAGCAGTCGAAATACCAGAACCACGCGCAGCAGTGCCAGCAAAAACACTCACAGATTGAGCGCTAACAGTATTCAAATCAGCGGCAGCAATAACATCGCCAACAGCCCAAGTTTTATATGCCATCACACACTCCTAAACCCCAAGTTTAGCAATCTGCTTGCTATTGCCTTATTAGTGATCGCAAATAAAGTTGAATCAGCGCGAGCAGGCAAATTATCTAGCGAACCCAACATGAGAGTCACATGATGAGTCTCAATTTGAATGTCATGATCTATTTTTAGAACTTGATAAATCTTGTCAATAATTGCACCAGTTCGACTAGGTTGAAAACACACCCGAATCAATTGGTGAATATCGACATAAACAGCATTCAACAAAATAGCCTGTTGCGCAGTCGTCAAAGTCTCTAAAGCAATCGTTATACTCTCAGCGCGATATTCCGGTTTAGAATACTGGCCATCTAAATCATTAGCAATGTCTTGCAGCCTAGAATTACGGTTGCCCAAATTAGCGACAGTGTAAGATCGCAAACCATAAAGTGCTGTGCTAGCAGGATTAGTTGCCGTAACAGTGCCACCCTGAGCGTTAGTCACATTTACTTGATTATAGAATTGCTCACTATTGTAAGACATCACCAAATCGAAAATAGGTAATGCAGTGCCATTACCATAAGCAGTGCCTTGAGAATTGACATCAGCAAAAGTCACATAACTATAAAGCGAATTGAAAGACGCAGTTTGCGCAGCCCTAGTGGACTTAGAAACCCCAACATCACCCATCCAAATAGGTTGCACTTGGCGAGTTACACCAGAGTTTTGAAAAGTAAAATTACCATCCCAATAACTACTAGCTGAGGCACGTTTCTCAAACATAACATTCGTCACATATTGCGGCACATTCGCTGTGCCATTGACATCAATGCTAAAACTGTCAAAAGCAGCAGTCGCAATAGCCGACACAGCAATTTGAGTCCAAGTTTTATTTGCCACACTCAAAGAAGTGCTGCCTGAATAAACCACGCCTTGGCCATTCATAGACAAAGACATTACTGGAGAAGTATTGGCCGACCAATACCACAAAGAAGCTGTGTAAGTGCCAGCAGAATAACTTTTTGAACCAGCCGCATCAAGCGATTGAAAATAATTGTCATAACTTGACAAACCGGACTGCCAAACGCCTTGAAAAGCATATTGACCGCTAGGCGAAATAGTTGTGTTAGACCCCAAAGCACTAGCCATAGTAACTATCGCAGTCGCGCCACCAGCCCAACCATTAGCAGTCGCCTGAGCAAAAGTAATTAGATCAGCATTAGGGGCAGACACATAATTGAAATACTGAGTCCCGCCATCGTAAGTATATTGACTAAAACTTCGGTCATGAAAAGCCAAAGAATTGTTTGTTTGCGCATAAAAATCGCCCACCTCACTGCGAGCGACATTCTGCAAATAGTTCAAAACATTGTCACCAACCGCATAAGTTTGTGGCGGCAACATAGTTTGACCAAAATCCAACTCAGTCGAATCAACAGTGCCATAAGTAGAGGCAACCGAATAAATCTGCCAACCTGTCGTATTAGCCGCAACAGTGCCATTAGCGGAAAACTGTGCGCGGCCCAAATCAGCCAACAAATCTTGTGCAGAAGCATCAGTTAAGGCATAAATGCCCTTTTCATCATTAGTGAAAGACCAAGAGTTGATTTTGCCAACAAACTGCACCAAATTGCCAGCCGAAACCCTAACAGTCGCGCCAGGCTGAACCAT